CTTAGTGTATTTGAAAGAATATTTCAAGGCTATATCGGATTGATATATGCCTTTAAAAACTCATTAGAGCGTTTTCTAGAGGGTTTGACCCTGAACTAAGGGAAACGCCTAGGATACCCGGTCAAGTGCATTGGCACACTTTTTGACACGGCCATTTTTTCTTATACACGCGAAATATGTGTTTGAATGATAACAATGGGTTAGCGTGATATATTATTAGCTGAATATTAACTTTTAATTATTAATGGGTTGGATTTATTAACTAATAAAGATTTGTATATGTAAGGTATGATATATTTGCATAGGTTGTTAATATATTTGCATACATTGCAGCTCCCTTGACCGGCTTTCCCACAAGAATTTTATGTACTTATCAATACATTCTACAACTAATTTATGTACATTCTAAGCTAGCCTCACGATATACTTAAACAAACATTTATAGTAATTAACGCGAGTGCATGGGCCATTAATAAATATAAATGAGCGTATACACTGGGGGGCTTGGTCCATCGGTCGGGCCACGGTGCGTTATACCATACCCCTATAAAATACCTAAATACAGAAGTGTTAATAGTACACATATAAACAAATTCAAATTTCCTATAACTTCCCTAGCTCGAATTTACCCAGAAAAAATAAAACTACAGAAGTGTTAATAGCACTTAAACCCTTTTATTAATGAACCTACAGATAAGGATAAAATATTTTTCATACTACCCCTTGAAATCTAGAATTTCTTCCTACGTATAAGAATAAGATAATATATATTATATATTATATATAATATCTTATAATACTAATATATACATAATATTATAATATAATCTATTGATATTATTATATATTTTAAATCCTTTCTTATATGAAGTTATATATGAAAATACTTAATATAATACATATATCTTAAATATAATAAACAATTCATAATATTCTTAATATACAAATTCTATTATAAAATACATAATAATTATAAATGAACCTATATATGACATTCTAATGTTCATTAATGTGTCCTGGAGAAAAGCATAAAAAATTAGAAAATATCTTGCATTTTTAAATATTTATGTTCTAATTAATTTGTGCTATAATCTATTCTGTATTCTGTACTAAAGAATTCTTATATCTGGAGTTAAAAATTTATGTCTGTATCTGTACCTCTAAAAACTATTTCTCTAATCGACTCTACAAACGGAACTAGTACTGCTGATATCGTAGGTACTGTATTTGCTGTACCTCGCAATGTCACTGGAAATATTCAAAGATACCTTATGGCATTCATTACATCAGGTACTGCACCTACTGCTCGCTTAGAAGGTTCGTATAGTTCTGCTGGACCTTTCCAAACAATTTCTACCACAATCACTGCATCAAGTTCTCCTACTACTGCTGGAGCAACTCTAGTCACTGTAGCAGTTCCCTATGTACGTGGTAGGTTCATTGCTCCCTCTACCGATACAGTTGCAGCCACTCTAGTTCTCGTTTAAATAAGATTTTAATAAAGTCTAAACCCTTTCCCCTATACACCCTAGCCCAAACACGCCAAAGCCTCTGTACGGCCTTCTAATGAGCTTCTAGAGGCATATAAGGAAAAACATGATCCAGACTCAAATATTCTCTGTAATTGGAAGTAGGTCATACGAATTCACTTGCTCAAGTTCTGCAAGTGAAGCCTATACGGTACCTACAGATGGTCCTCAAGTTCGTATAACTTGTGAAGGTGCTAACGATGCTTTTATTGTATGGGGTACTAGTACAGCAGGATTAACTTGTACTGTTCCAACATTAAACACTGGTGGAGGTACACCAGCTAATCCTGGAGCTACTAGACTTAAATCTGGAGCTATAGAAATCTTTAATATTCCTGGTAGTGCATTTGCAATAAGATGCAAAGCAGGAGAAGCTAGTACAATTTCAATGACATTTGGTCCTGGTACTTAAATGAAATATTTAAAATATTTATTACTGACTATTTTATATCCTTTCGTAGTGATATACACTATTGGACAAGAAATAGTTAAACTTATAAAACGAGTAATTTAGTGGGTGTAGCTCAATTTGGTAGAGCATATGCTTTGGGAGCATAATGTTTTAGGTTCAAATCCTAATGCCCGCACCAATTTTAAAAGGTAAAATATGGATAATGTAGTATATCAATTCACTCATGCAGATATGCAGGAGCTAGTTAATCATATTGGTAATCTTCCTTGGGTTATGGCTAGTCCTGCCATGGAAGTAATTAAGCGAGTTAAAGAACTCAAATTAGTAGAAAACACAGGCTCTCAGTTAGAATTACCCAACGTCGAAGGTAAGTAATGAGATATTTGCTCATTCCTCTAATTTGGATAATGTATAAATTAGGTTTATATAAAGGACCTCAATAATGGGCTTAAGAGCAGTAGCCGGTGGAAGTGCAGCAGTAACTAGAATAGTAGCTGGTACAGGAATTACAGTAACCCCTACTTCTGGAGTAGGGTCTGTAACTGTTGCAAATGCTGGTGTACTATCTCTAATATCAGGTTCTTCTTTAATAACTCTAGACAATACTACTGGTGCTATTTCATTAAGCGTTTCCAGTACCATTGTGGTAAATACTAGAGCTATTAATACTTCAAGTTCTATAACAGGTGGTGGCGATTTAACTTCTGATAGAACTATTACACTTGTAAACGATAGCGCTGCCCCAGGTAATAGTAAATATTATGGTACTGATGCAGGAGGTATTAAAGGCTTCTTTAGCTTACCTGCTGGTGGTTCTGGTACAGTAACCCAAATAGACGTTGGAACAGGTTTAGCTACTTCTTCCACAGGTTCTACAGCTTCTATCACAACTACTGGAACTATTTACTTAAAGAACACTACAGTTACTGCTGGTACATATGGTACAACAGATGCTGTAGCTACTTTCCAAGTAAACGCACAAGGTCAATTAGTTACAGCGGCTAATTTAAATATTACGCTAGATGCTACAGCTATTACTGCTGGTACATTAGCTTTAGCTAGACATGGTTTAAGCGCTTCTTCTGGTGGTGTTGTATATGGTACTGCTACAAACCTGGGAATAACCGCTGCCGGTACTACAGGGCAGCATTTACAATCTCAAGGTACTGCTGCTCCTACATGGACTACAGCTACATATCCTAGCGTAGCAGCTACACAGGGTACATTTTTAACCTCTGACGGCACTAACGTAGTAATATCAAGCTATACAGTTCCAACTGCCATAGGTGCACTAGGTACGTTTTTAAGAAGCAATGGTACAAATATAGTAACATCTTCATATACTGTTCCTACTGCCATTGGTGCTATTGGTACTTTCCTAGCTTCTAATGGTACAGATATAGTAACTTCGTCGTATACTATTCCCACAGCAATAGGCACTTTAAGTACTTTCTTACAAAGTGACGGCACTAACGTAGTAGCTTCTGCATATACTCTACCTGCTGCCCTAACTATTAATGGTATTTTATATGCTAGTGCTACAGGAACTGCTGCACAGGTTACTGTTGTAAACTCTGCTGCATTAGTTACTAATAGCTCTGGAGTACCTAGCTTAACAGCTTCTGCTTCTGGTACTGTTTTAAGATCCTCTGATGGTATCACAAACGCTTTTGGTAAGGTAGATTTAACTACTGACGTTACGGGTGCGCTTCCTGTCGCAAACGGTGGTAGTGATCCTTTATTCGGCTGGCTTCAATATACTTAAACATTCCCTATAGTATTTAAGTATAAACATTAATATAGGATTTGTCCAAAGATAAAACTAGGAGACATATAAATGGCTAATCAATCACAATTCGTAGCTACTCCAATTCTAGAGTATGCAGTTATTGGTACTGCGGATACTTCTGCTACTGCTGCTACAGCAATGGCTGACGTAGCTTCTGGTCCTGCTACTACTGCTGGTTCTGGCGTAGGTAAGCGTATTTCAAGAGTTTCTGTAAGTATTCCAGGCACATCTTCTGTAGGTCTTATTAGATGGTATGTAAGCGCAGATAATGGCACTACAAATAGGCTTATTGCTGAGACTGCGGTAACTGCTGTAACTGGTACTTCTACTTCTATTATGTTTAACACAACTGTTCCTGCCTTGGTTGGTCTAGTTCTTCCTGGTGGTACTGGTGGCTCTACCAATAAACTTAAAGCAACTTCTACAACCAATACCGGCGTGCACATTGTTTGTGAGTCAGGGCAACTCTAATGGCAACTGGCTCTGAGTTCTATAGCTTTCCTAGGGGAGCTTTATCAGAATTCTCCAACTTTAAGGGTTGGCCTTCTGGCGGCTCTACTGCGGATGATGCTCCAACTATAACAAATTACACTACAACAAATACTATTGTTTCAGTAGCTATTCCAATTAATAAATCGTTTTTAGTTATTGAGGCAGTTGGTTGTGGTGGTAACGGCGGAAGTAGCACTAATTATAGTGGTGGTGGTCAAGCTGGATCATTTTCATATTTAAAAATACCTCTTTTTGGTATGGATGGACAGCTTAATATTTATGTAGCAAGTTCTGGCAGTACTGCAAGTACCACAGTTACAGGCATTGTAGCAGGGCGCTATGTATCTATTGTATGTCCTCCTGGTGCTTCTGCTTCCGGCTCTACTGGTGGAACTAGTGGTACCATATCCACAGGAGGAAGTGTAAATAGGCTTGGTGGTGTTGGGGGCAATGGAAACGGCTCCTCTGTTGGTGGTGGTGGTGGTGGAGTAGGAAACTACGACGAAGCTGGGGGAAATGGTGGAGCTAATGGTGGTAATGGTGTCTCTCCTGGTGGCGGTGGTGGAAATAACGTAATAGGTAATGGTGGTGGTGGAGGAGGAGGAGGCTGGTTAGGTCCTGGAGGAATTGTGCGAGGACAAATTACCCCAACCATCGGGGTATCCACATTTAGTAATGCTGGTGGAAATAGCAATGCCAGTGATGGTGGTAACGGTGGTGATGGTGGCGGGGGTGGCGGTGGTAAAGGTTCCGCAGGTATAGCCGGTGTAGGTGGTAAAGGTTTAGTTCGCTTAACCATTCTATAATTGACTATTAACACATCTTCAAGTATAATCTCTTTGCAATATAGGAGTTATACTTGAAGATTAAAGCCAAAGTCAGTTTTAAGCATAGGCAAAAAGCAATTGCTGATATTAACCTTGCTGTAAAGTCTTTTGAGCAGGGCCTAAAAGAATTATGTAGAAAGCAGCTAGAGAGCGCATTAAAGCATGATCCATATTCAGAAGAAGCTTTGTGCAATCTTGTATTAGTCACATATCAATTATTTGATTTTCCAGCTTGCTTAGAGCATTGTAAAAACTACTATGCTGTAGCCAAAGACCCTATGGCTATGTTTGCATCATATGGTGCTGATGCAGGTAATAGATGCTCTAGATACGATGAGGGCATTAGATGGGCTAAAGTCTATAATGCTATGTGCCCATATGACTCTGTATGTTTTAATACTCTTGGAGTGTTAGAATTTAAAAAGTATAATTTTAATGCGGCTATCAGATATTATAATATTAGCCTAGCCATTGCCCCCGAACAAGAATACACAGTAAACAATATGGGATTGGCTTATAAGGCTCTAGGGGATTACACACAAGCTATTAAGTACGCTAAATTAATGGCTAAATATAATGAAAACTCTCCAGACGTATTTAAGAACTTATTAACTTGCTATCTTTACTGCCCAGAAGTAGATGTAAAAGCTGTAGAAGAAGCCCAAAAAGAATGGATTAGAAAATTCGTAAAGCAAGACATTAAGTTTGGTGAATTAAAGAATAATTTAAATCCCAACAGAAAGCTTAGGGTTGGTATTGTATCTAGCGACTTATACGCCCATCCTGTAGGTCGTAACTTTATCTCGGTATTCACTAACACAGATAGAAACTTTGTAGAGTTTGTGTGTTACGCCAATACTCCAAAAGAAGATGAAATTACACAAGCTTATAGACAAGGTTCTGTAAAATACGTTAGTATTCATGGTGTATCTGACGATCAAGTTGCCAGAATGATTAGGGAAGATCAATGTGATGTTGTGGTCTATTTATGTCCTCTGTTTGATAGTAATCGCCCTCTTATCGCTGCATACAGGGCCGCCCCTATACAAATTTCTTATCTTGACGCAGGTCGTACTATTATTCCAAATATGGATTATCTTATAATTGGAAGGCATTTTGCGCCAAGACATATTAAAGATATCGGTGTAGAGCGCATTATAGGCATGCCTAGGTTCTATCAGCATCCCTATTTTGCAGAAGCGCCTGAGCCAAATGCTTTACCAGCGCTTACAAATGGGCATATTACCTTTGGCGTATTCAATAATCCAGCTAAACTAAACGAAAAAGTGCTAGAAACTTGGCACCAAATATCTAGCAAATGTAATTGTAAGTTTTATTTCAAGTATAAAGGGCTTTGGAAGAACCCAGAATTCCAAAATAAAGTATTAAAATACATTCCAAAAGATAAATGTATCTTTGATGTAGGTGATAATAACTTCGGAAATCACTTATCTTGTTATAATAAAGTAGATTTACAGTTAGATACCTTTGCTTTTAATGGTTCTACTACAACTTTTGAGTCCTTAACTATGGGCGTCCCTGTAATTACTTTACGTGGTGACACAATTATGGGATGTTATGGTGCAGGAATTCTTACTCAATGTAAATTAGAAGAATTTATTACTAAAACTAAAGAAGAATATATTAATCTTGCAGTTTCATTTGCAAACGATTATAATAAATTAGTAGAATATCGTAAAAATATTAGAGAAAAGAATGTAAAAGAATACTTATCTATGGTTAAACCATACTTTTTTGTTAGAATTTTAAAGACTTTGTGGCGTAAATACTGTAAGGAGAACGAAAATGTCAGGAATTAATGGTAAAAAGGCCCATCCAGTACAAAAACTAAAGACTGGTGGTGATGTAATGACTAAAAAGTTTCAAGATACTGCTAAAATGCCCCCAATGCGTAAAACTAAGCCTGGACCTAAGATAAAAGGGCAAGATTTTAAGGCTCAATTCGGCTAATGCCTCTTTTAAAAGGTAAATCCAAGGAAGTTGTCTCGCAAAACATTAAAACTGAAATGAAAGCGGGCAAACCACAGAAACAAGCCGTAGCTATTGCTATGTCTAAGGCGGGTAAATCCAGAAAGAAGTAAAATGACTGCTGAATTTACTGAAAAACAGCTTAAATTCCTAGATGTTTTGTTTGATGAGGCTAATGGAGACGTAACTAAAGCCAGAAATTTAGCTGGCTACGTAGGTGTTACAACTTCAAGCTGGCTAACAGACAAGCTTAAGGATGAGATTATCAAGCGCGCAGCTAATTATTTAGCTCTACATGCCCCTAAAGCTGTAACTAATATGATTGAAGTAATGGAAACT